GAGTCAGATTACATTCGGCGCGACGTTTCTATCGTGGCGCATGCCCTTAAGCTCACAATGGCTGAGGGCATGACAAAGCTCACAGTTGCGTCAGATTCACTTGCAGAGTATAAGCAGCTTTTCGGAGGCAAAATGTTTGATCGTATGTTCCCTGTTTTGTCAAGTGATATTGACGCAGAAATCAGGAAAGCATATCGGGGAGGGTTCACTTACGCGGACCCTCGACACACAAAGAAAATCACACGTTCTGGCCTGGTGCTAGACGTAAATTCGTTGTATCCGCATATCATGTATTCCACGATGCTGCCGTATGGCGAGCCGGTCTACAGCGACACAGAGGTATTGCCGACAGAAGAGTACCCGCTTACCATATTTAGCCTGACGTTTACTGCCAGGCTCAAGAAAGACCACATTCCGGTCATTCAGATTAAAGGCTCTTCGATGTTTCTTGGCACTGAATACTTGCGCGAGGTCAAAGAACCGACTACGCTTATGATTACGTCCGTAGATTACGAGCTATGGCTAGAGCATTACGACGTGACCGTACTCGCCTTTGAGGGCGGGTGGCGGTTTAAAGGCGTCCAAGGCGTTTTCAAAGACTACATAGATAAATGGTCTGCGATCAAGGCACGCGAAAAGGGCGGTAAGCGAGAAATCGCTAAGCTGCAACTCAATAGTCTTTATGGCAAATTTGCGTCAAACCCAAATGTTACGTCCAAAATTCCTTATCTGAAAGATGGTCGAGTTGCGTACTACACAGGACAAGATGAGACACGCGCCCCGGTATATACGGCTATGGGCGTTTTCATTACTGCATACGCACGCTCTCTCACCATTCGCGCAGCGCAAGCCAACTACGATTCTTTTGCCTATGCCGATACGGATTCATTGCACCTATTGCGGGACGACGTACCGACTGAAATAAACGTACACCCGACAGAGCGCGGCGCATGGAAACTGGAATATCACTTCCAGCACGCCCTCTACGTCCGCGCTAAGGCGTACATGGAACAGCTGCCGGACGGTAGCTACGTCAATCACATTGCGGGCGTCCCTGAGCGCGTAGCGGCCCCGCTGACGTTCGATGACGCTAAGCCCGGGGCCGTGTTTCATGGCAAGCTGCAACCCGAGAACGTGCCGGGCGGGGTAATTCTGAAAAATATTCCGTACGAGTTGAAAATGTAGCTTCCGACCTGCTACAGTTTATCTATCAGGGCAACCGCTCATCGGATACCAAACACTTACGAAAGGCAATATCATGGGTGACACCAAGTCCACCGAGACCACCGAGGCCGCCGTCGAGACCGTCGAGGTTGCGACCCCCAAGGGTAAGCAGCTTGGCGCTGTGTTCTCCGACGCCGAGCAGGCTCAGCTCGATGAGCTTCGCGGCGCTCTCAACCTCAACAAGAACAGCGAGGTTATCAAGCGCGCTGTTGAGACGCTTATCAAGGTCGAGGCTGAGCGCGTCGAGGCCTATAAGGCTTTCCAGGCTCAGTATTCCGCGTAAGGCACGCGCGCCCACGTGATACCCGAATTGGTTACTGTACGGTCTAGCCAGAGTGCCCCCATTGGATTGGGTCTGTGTTAGGATCGGGTTTGCAGCCCACCTGACAGTAACGCCGGGTATCCGATAAGATAGCCCCGCCCGCTTTTGTGGGCGGGGCTATCGTCGTAAACACACTCAAAGGAAAATAATGGACGAGAACGAAAACGGCACGCCGGACCCGGCTGCTGATCCCATCGAAAACACTCCCGATCCCGTGGAAGATGCCCAGGCAGATATTTTGGCCTCTGCACAGTCGCGTATCGCCGAGCTTGAAATGCTTTTGGCCGACGCTCAGGCGACGATTACCAAGGTCCAGGCGCATAACTACAGCCTGCTCATGGGGACCGCTCCCGAGGGCGACACGGCCTCTACACCTGTTAACTCCCAGAACTCCGACGACCCTGACGAAGTAATCGACCCTGTCGATGTTTTCTTCGACGATGACAAGTAAGGAATAAAATGCCTGAGAAGCGCATTCGACCGTTTAGGCCGAACACGTCCAACCTCGACGCCATGAACGCGGTTCGCGGCCTCGCAACGAACACGTATCAGGATCGTATTCCTGAGACGACAAAGGCGAATATTCAGTCTAATATTCGCAATATTATGGAATACGCACCTAACCGTAACGAATTCCTTGACGCTCTCGTTAACCGAATCGGCTCGGTCGTTGCCCGTAATATTTCGTGGGAGAACCCCCTTTCACGATTCAAGCAGGGCATGCTCGCGTATGGCGACACCATCGAAGAGGTGCAGCTTGGCTTGCTTCGGGCCAAGACGTACGACCCTCGCCGCGAGTATCTTGAGGGCGACATTTTTGGCCAGGAGCCTAACGAAGCTCAGTCGTCGTTCCATACGATTACCCGCCAGGAGTATTACAAGCTGACGGTTAATGAGGCCATGCTTAAGCGTGCGTTCCTCGAGGACACGGGCGTTGCTTCGCTTATCGGCCAGCTTATGGAACAGCCCACGACCAGCGACAACTACGACGAATTCACGCAGACCATTGGGCTGCTGAGCGAGTTTTACAAGCTTGGCGGGTTCCACGCAGTTCTCGTTCCCGATGTTGCATCGAACGAAAGCGGCTCGGAAGAGTCCAAGGCGCTTCTCCGCACGATTCGTATGCTGGCCGATAAGCTTCAGTTTATCAGCCGTAATTACAACTCGGCGGGCATGCCTACCTTTGCAAAAAAGGAGGACCTTGTCCTGATTGTGTCGCCCGAGGTTAACGCGGCACTTGACGTTGAGGCTCTTGCGGCGGCATTCAACATTGAGCGTACCGACGCCTCTATGCTGACGCTTGTCATTCAGGACGAAGATATTGACATTCCGGGTTTCCAGGCAATCCTCACGACAAAGGATTTCTTTGTCATGGCGGATACGCTTCTCGAAAACCGCAATGCCGATAACCCCGTGGCCCTGGTCCGTAACTACTTCCTCCACCACCACTCGATCCTGTCCATTTCGCGTTTCGCGCCTGCGATCCTGCTGACGACGAATGAGAACGACACCATCGAGATTATCAGCACCCCCGTTACGGGCATCGAGCCTATCGTGGCGACTAACCCCGCTGGCGAAACTGTTACCACTTTCGAGCGGGGCAGCTATTACAACATCGAGTCTGACGCAATCACTACGCCTGTCGGCGGCGTGAACAACGGTGTGCGGTTCGAGCTTACGGGCGCTACGTCTGATCTGACATTCCTTACTCAGAATGGTACGCTTAACGTTCCGTCTAACGAAGCTGCAACTAAGCTGACGATTAAGGCAATTGCAACGGGCACTGAGGTTGGCGAGGCTGAGATTTCGACCACGAAGTCTTACAACCTTACCGGCGACGTTCTCACGATTTGGCCGAACCCGCGGGTTGACACCCCCGCCCCCGCTGCGGGATAGCAGCAGTATCCGCTAGAATGGCCGCACGCGTAAAGCGTGCGGCCATTCTTCTATCTAAGGTAAATACATATGAGCAATGCAGCCCCTAATACAACTAGGCAGTTTAGTGGCGGTCTGGGCTTTAGTTACGCGGCGTGGACCGCCGAGACTGAGGTAACGCTTACTAACGTTGCCTGGAATAACGACTATCGAGATATTGTGAGCTTTCCCGAGGGAACCTCTATCGATAAGTATATCGCAAAACAGACCTCTACGCGCGCTCCGATTACGGACGTGAACTACGCAAAGCCCATGCAGCCCATCCGGCTTAACGTTCCGTTTAACGTTGCGATGCGTTATAACTACTTGCGCGCCGCTTTGCCGATGCAGCCTATCGACAACGATATCAAAAAGTCATACTACTATTTCATCACTGATATTCAGTACATTGCACCTGGAACTACACAGTTTAATTTGCAGCTTGACGTTTGGCAGACGTTCGGCGCTGACGTAACGTTCGGCAACAGCTACATTGAGCGCGGGCATATCGGCATTGCGCACACTAAGAATTTCGACAATTACGGTCGCGACTATCTTACTACGCCCGAGGGCTTGGATATCGGCAACGAATATCGACACGTCGCCAAGCGTACTAAAAAGATATTTGAAAAGAACACCGGCAACGTGTTCCGTGACTTTAACATCCTGGTATGCACGACGGTAAAACTTGAAGATATCGACACTAGTACCGCTAAGCCAAACCTAGTTACCGCTAGCGGTGATATGGTGCAAGGCTTGCCGTCCGGAGCCGAATATTACGTATTCCGAAACGTTGCAGAATTCACCGGTTTTATGAAAGCATATCAGGTAGTCCCGTGGATCACCCAGGGCATTATTTCGATTACTGTTATTCCTAACGTTGCTCGATATGGATACGCGCTGAGCCGCAAAGAGGGTCGCCTTGGCGTTCCTATGTGGAAAGTCGGCTCAACTACCGGCCAGGGCGACTATCGCGATATGTTCACCAACTGGCGAGAAAGTAGTGAAATCCTTGGCGACATTCCGCGACGTTACAGGCATCTTAAAAAGTTTTTGACGTTCCCGTATCTTACTATCGAGGTTACTACGTGGACCGGTAGCCCTATTGTGCTTAAGCCTGAATCGTGGGCCGAGCCTAACGCTAGGCTTAACGAAAAGATTGCGCTCACTAGCAATAGTCGAGTAGTGATCTACCCGCATAAGTATAACGCAAACCCTAGCGCTGATTATGAAAAGCGCAACAACGGTGTGCACACTGATTACTATGACGATAACGGCGACTATTTGGATATCTCGACGCAGATTACCAATTTTCCCCAGCTTGCTATCGTCAACAATCAGGCTATTGGTGTATTGGCCGCTCAGCGAAACGCTATCAATCAGCAGTTTGCTGCGGCGGATTGGTCGCAACAGCGCGCGCTAGCTGGTAACGCTAACTCGTACGATCAGGCGTCGGCAGCATCGGCGACAATGGCCGAGCAGGGCCGCATTTCGCGTAACCAGGATATTTACAGTGTCGAGCAAAGCAATTCGCAGGCGGGCCTCAGGGCTATGCAGGCGGGTGCAAATTCGGTCGCGGGGAGCTTGCTTGTCCCGACGCCCGCTAGCGCGGCAGGTA